CGCATCAGCTTTCAGAAGAACATGACATCAGCCCTTGGTTTGATCAGGACGACCTGAACGAAATTCTCAACGTCACGGAGCTTGATCCTGAAGAGGGCAACACAGATCCTGACGACGTACCAGAAGCACCAGAAGAACCCACCACCAAACCAGGCGACCTGTGGATCCTCGGGAACCACCGCCTGCTCTGCGGTGACTCCAATGACATCACAGCAATTGATCGACTTCTAAACGGCTCTACACCTGATGCTGTAGTCACTGACCCCCCTTACGGTATTGGCATAGATGGGCAGAAAAAAAGCGTTTGCGCTAACCCCAAGCACAATCGCAAAGCGCACGATTTCAAAGGTTGGGATTCAGAACGTCCTAATGCTGGAATCTTTAACTACATTCTTTCGCTTAATGTTCCATCCTTGATTTGGGGAGGAAATTATTTTGCTGACCTTTTACCCGCTTCTCGTGGCTGGGTTTACTGGGGCAAAGGACAAGACGGCCTCACCATGTCGGATGGTGAGCTTGCTTGGTCGAATAACGACAAAGTGCTTCGCTCTGTCACCGTCAATCGGGGCGCTCTTAACAAAGAAGGCTCTGTTCATCCCACGCAAAAACCTTGTGACGTTATTCGTTTCTCGCTTGATTACTTAGATGCAGGCACTGCCATTCTTGATTTGTTTGGTGGTTCAGGCACCACACTCATCGCCTGTGAGCGCACAAAACGCCATTGCCGCATGATGGAACTTGACCCCGCCTATTGCGACGTAATCGTCAAGCGCTGGGAGGATTTCACCGGCAACACCGCCATCTGTGAACCATCTGCGGCACACTTTGAGCAGGAGGAGTCAAAAGACTGATGGCTAAATCAACCAAAATTGAAGTAGACATGCGCGTTAACCGCATTGCTCGCCTTTTGGCGAACGGTGCTGTCCGCTCTGAGATCGTGCAGTATTGCGCGAAAGAATGGGAAATCGCTGAACGGCAAACAGACACCTACATCGCCAAGGCGCGGGATCTTATCCGAGCTGATTGGGAAACAGATCGGCTGACTTTTACTGCAGAAATCCTTGCCCAGCTCGCCACGCTGCAAAAAGAGGCCCGCAAAACCAATAATCTCAACGCTGCTTTGGGTTGCATCAAGACCGCAGCGCAGATCGCGCAAGTTCTTCAGTGACGTTTCTTAGCCACATTGAAAGCGGATCAATTCTGCACCGAATTGGCGAAAGTAATTCAGAGCTAGACGTTCAAGCTTTAGTCACACAGATCAAGGCCGATTTGCACCCAGGCCAGCTTGCATTTGTAGAAGATCAAACGACAGAAATCATCGGCTTGTCTGCTGGGTATGGGGCAGGCAAGACCCGTAGCTTGGCTGCAAAGGCTGTCGTCCTTGCGGTATTAAATCAAGGCTTTATGGGTTGTGTGATGGAGCCTACTGGGCCTTTAATTCGCGATATATGGATGCATGATTTCGAGGAATTTCTTGAGTTTTATCAAATTCCCTACACGTTCAGAGCAAGTCCGCTTCCAGAATATGTTTTGCATTTACCTGGCGGTGACACAAAAATCTTGTGCCGCAGTTTCGAGAATTGGTCACGCATCATTGGCTTGAACCTTGCCTGGGTGCTTGCCGACGAAATCGATACAGTCACGCCATCAATTGCACAGAAAGCATTCCCAAAAATCCTTGGTCGCCTTCGTGCTGGCAATGTGCGACAATTTGCCGCTGCATCAACGCCTGAAGGCTTTCGCTGGATGTGGAACACGTTCGGCACAGAAGAGGCACAACAACGCCCTGATCGAAGGTTGATCAGGATGCGTACTGCGGACAATCCACATCTGCCACCAGACTTCATTGAGCGACTGCAGGCCAACTACGACCCGAGCCTTTTGAAGGCTTATCTGGAAGGCCAATTTTGCAATCTCACAACCGGTCAGGTTTATGACCGTTTTGATCGCGCCAAACATGTAATCACCGATATTCCTGATGTCAGCAACGAGCCTTTGCGCTGCGGGGTTGATTTCAATATTGGCAACATGTCCGCAGTCCTCGGTGTTCGTCTTGGGAACAACCTTCTCCTGATCGACGAAATCAGCGGTGCGCATGACACCGACGCCATGGCCCAAGAAATACAACGTCGAGCTAATGGACGTCAGGTTTACGTTTACCCTGATGCCTCTGGTGGTAGCCGCAGTACGAATGCTTCACGCACAGATATTCAAATATTGGAATCGTATGGGTTTAGCAATCAATCACCAAAGGCCAACCCTCCCATACGTGATCGGGTGGCTTCTATACAAGCGCTGCTGGAAAATGGGCGTCAAGAGGTCAGATTGCAAGTCGCTGCAAATTGCAAACGAACAATTGAATGTTTAGAGCTGCAGAGTTACACCGAAGCCGGTGTTCCCGATAAAGATGCAGGGTACGACCATATGAATGATGCTTTGGGCTACCTCGTCTACCGCGATTTCAGCATGATTCATGCTCGCGCTGGCCGAGGCACTGGCATCAGACTCTATTAAGCTGCTCACATCGGGCGGGATTTAACTGTGTATTCAGGCTTCTCTGGTGGTCGCCAGCGCGTTGGCAACGTCACAACGGTGGATAGCCCGAATACAGCTTGGGTAAACATGGAGCCCCATTGGGAGCTATTAGAGGCGCTCCAGGGGGGAACATTTAGCGTGCGCAGAAAACACCGTCGTTTTCTTCCACAAGAGCCAAGAGAGCAAGACCTTAGCTATGACGCAAGGCTGCAAAGAAGTGTCGTCAGTCCATTTTTAATTCGCATCGAGCGGATGTTGGCGGGCATGTTAACCCGTAAGCCAGTCAGGCTTGACGATGTAACTGATCAAATCCGCGAGCAATTATTTGACGTTGATTTGCAGGGAAATGACTTGCAGACGTGGCTTTACAACACATCGCGCATTTGCATTCGCGTACACGCCAAGGGACATTCTTGGTTGGCGCACTGAAATGGCCGATGGGCAGCAGAAAATGACGCAACTTCGTCTTTCTGAAAAGATCGTTGTGCCCGATGGCTTGTACGGAGAAAAACAAGTCGAGCAAGTGCGTGTCTTGACTCCTGGCGCATTTGAGATCTTCCAAAAAGATCAAAAAGGCGACTTCCGTGTTGTTGATGAAGGCACAACAAGCTTGAGCCAAATCCCGTTCAGCGTTGCCTACTCCAACCGCGTTGGCGTTTTGGAATCATTCCCACCGCTGGCCGATATTGCCGAGCTAAACCTGCAGCACTATCAAGTCCAATCAGATCTTGGGAATCAACTGCACATCAGTGCAGTGCCGATGCTTGCGTTGTTTGGCTTTCCGCAATCTGCTGAAGAAATCAGTGCAGGCCCTGGGGAAGCTTTTGCACTTCCTTCAGATGCGAGGGCCGAATATGTAGAACCGGCTGGCAATAGTTACGACGCGCAGTTCCGCAGGCTTGAACAAATCGAGTCACAGATCAACGAGCTGGGCCTAGCTGCTGTGGTGGGCGCAAAACTTGTAGGTGAGACGGCTGAGGCCAAGCGCATAGACCGCAGTCAAGGCGACAGCACGATGATGGTGCTGGCACAGCAGATGCAGGACATGATCGACAACTGCTTACGCTTTCACGCTGATTACTTGCAAGAGTCACAAGCTGGCAGCAGCCTGGTCAATCGTGACTTCATGGGCACAAGACTTGAGCCACAGGAAATCCAAGCGTTGTTGCAGCTTTACACCGCTGGCACGGTGACGCAGGAAACGTTGCTGCTGCAGCTAGAGGCTGGGGAAATCCTAGGTGATGAGTTCAATGTTCAAAATGAGCTTGAAGCAACGCAGGCTGGCGGATTAATGGAAACACCGCAGCCAGTTCCACAGCAAGAAGTCACAATGCCTGAAGGAGAACCGGAGGTAACCGATGAGCTGGTTGGATGATTTGCGCAAGCCAAAGGCAGAACAACCATCAAGTCGAGAGTTCTTTTATTCGCACGACAGGCTTGCCAATCAGTATTTTGCTGTCATCCGACTGACTTGGTATTTGGACGGCAAGGTTTGCGCCGTAACCGAAAGCAGTATTGCTATTTATGACAAAGATGTCGTGTCGGAATTTACGTCAATCTTGGATAAAGCTCTGAAGCTTGGCGCTGATGCGTCTGTTGTTTGCATTGAAGAAGCTCAAGCCCTTGGCATTTATGAAAAATGAGCCAACTAAAGGAGTTGTACCGCAATGCCATTGATCTCAACCGTTACAGCAATGGTGTTGCTCGACGGTTGGTCCGTGCATACAACGATGTTGTGCTGGACGTTGTCGATCAGCTTCGTGGGATTGATGAGCTTGCGTCACCTGTTAAAGCTGCAAGGCTTCGGGCAATCCTCGCGCAATTAGACGAGTCACTCAATACTTGGTCGGCGGCAAGCATTGCTGAAATGACAAAAGAGTTGCAGGGTTTAGCTGTCTTGCAAACAGAATTTGCCGCAGGCCAGCTTGAAAAAGCATTGCCAGCCGGTGCAGCAGCAACAGTCCGAACGGT